GTTGCGATCGCGGTAGCACCCCAACCGATTGAGCTAGGTCGTGAGCATAGACCATGGGCACGGTGGTGGCTTGGTTGGCGGTCACCTCGAACCCTACTCCAAGGAGCGAGATCCAAGAGAGCTCAAAGATATCCCCCTGCACATAGTTGCCGGCTTGATTCACAAAGGTGGAGGTGGAGCGGAGGATCGGGGGGTTGGTCTCCACATCGGGCCATGTGATGAGGTAGCCATCTGCGTTCTGGCCGCCGCCCACATTGAGCACGGGGTTGACCCGCCCGACTTGGTAGGTGTGAAAGCCACCCGGAGGGATCGGCTGCCCATCATCCACATTGGAGCCCGCAAGTTGCACCGCCCAAAATTGCCGCCCCGCGTTGGCCGCCACATCAAGCGTGCCATCTCGCACCGCGATCTGGTTGCCGATGGCCGTAAAGCAATGGAAGTGCCCGAGGCTCTCCTCCGCCACTGAGCTCTTGTAGAGCACTTGAAACTCTTGTGGGCCATTGACCGCGTTGGGCAAGGTGAGGGTCATGGAGACCACCGCCGTGCCCCCGGGGATCTCCTCCACCACCGATGCTCCCGTGTCGGGGTGGGAGATCATGAGATACCCCGTGAGGGTGGGGTGGTGGTCAAAGTTGAGGGCGAAGCGGCAAGCCGTGGCGTTGCGCCCGCAATTGAAGACCACGGTGGTGCCCGCAAAGGCCAACATGGAGGCCCACTTGGGCGGGTGCTGGTAGCTCCATGCGGCGGCAAAGCCCGGGGCCAGCTCATCCGCATAGGCGTTGGCATTGTCAGTCAACCCCTTGAGCAAGAAGGCGCTCCAAGATTCACCCTCCGCCGCCCGATCCTCGTCTATCTTGCTCCATGCCATCAGGTCACCCACGGAAATGCGTTGTCGAGGTCACCCAAGACCGTGCCATCGGAGGCCGCTTGGTAGGCATCCCAACCTTGGAGGCCAAGGCTGGCCGCATTGGCAAGGGTGACCACATAGCCCGCCACAATGGTGGTGCCAAGGAATGGAGCCCCCGCAAAGGTGAGGCGGCTGTTGGCCACATCGGGCGTGGCCAGATCGGCACCTCCGCCCACCTCGGTGCCATTGGCATCAAGGAGCACAACCGAAACATAGGGGTTGCCCGCCAAGAGAGCCGTTTGAGCGAAGGCCGCCACATCGGAGGTGGGAGCCCCGCCCGTGGCCGAGGTGCCCCGGGTGAAGTAGACCGCATCCACGGGGATGGCCGTGCCCACTACCCCACCAACGCAACGCGCCGAGGCCGCTATGAGGGGCACCTTGGATGCGCTGGCCCCCACATAGCCAAAGAGGAGGAGGGAGTATTCAGTGACCGGGGTCTTCCATGAGCGGGCCGCCTTGAGCACGATCCCCGTGGCCAGCGTCACCCCCATCTCACCCGTGGCGCTTGGGAGGTAGGCCGTGGAGAAGGCCACGGTCTCACCCACCACCAGATCGGTGACCTCATTGCGATAGGTGACCACCACCTTGGCAGCGGGCTGGGAGTATCGCACGATCGCTTGATTGGCCAAGGCAAAGGATGAGGTGCCCGTGAACTCAGTATCTCGGTGGCGATTGGGAAGGCTTCTAAAGCTGCCCATCTGAGTGGTCTTGCCAAGGCCCGCCGCTCCAAGGTCAAGGTTGGTGACCGAGCGGGTGATCTTGCCCCTTGCCTCAATGGAGGTGCTCTCCCCCCTCATCCTATGCACCCCGATTTGCACCTCTACCGATTGGAGACAAGCGGTGCGGTCAAAGTCGATCGAGATCGTGGGCTCCGCCAAGGCCTCATTGTTTGGCCCATCATCCACCACCGTGGGGATTGGATTGTTGACGGCCCATGAGCCAAAGCGGAGCTTGCCCCGGTCATAGACCATGAAGCCGCCAAGCCGCTTGAGGATGAGGCCGAGCACATCCCCCACGGTCTTGGCACCACCAGCATCATAGGGGAGCGGGCGGAAGGGGCGGAAGTTGCCCGGAGGTGGGAACACATCATCACGCCCTTGGAGCAAGGCCTCAAGGCTGGCCATATCCACCAGATCGGAGAAGCTCTCCCCAAAGGATAGGGGCAGCCAAGCGGCCTCCATGGCCCCACGGTAGCCCCACGCATCTTGCACCCCATCCACGGTGCCAAAGAGGAGGTCTTGGAGCATTTGGAGCGGGGTGGTGTCAGCGGAGCACACAAAGGAGACCTCGGCCATGCCCGCCACGGTGCTATTTCTAAAGCCAAAACCTCCGCTAAACTCTATCTCGCTATCCCGCGTGCCCGTCACAAGTTGATCTCCAATGTCCGTGCTGGTGCCATAGGAGTAGAAGCTCCCGTCGAAGCTAAAAAGCATCTCCCGGAGTGCGGGGGTGGAGTTGAGGATGTCGGGCTCGGGCAAATTGAAGTAAACCGCCGTTGCATCTTGGCCCTCAATGGTGAGCGCCAAGTAGGGCTCTTGATCAGAGGTAGAGAAGGCCGCCGCCAAGCCCACCCCGCCATCTCGGATCTGGAAGACCCGCGTGGAGGTGGTGTTGGGCTCTTTGGTCATGCTTGGGATGCCACAAACTCCGGTGTTGAAATGAGTGGTAAAGATCGTTTTGGGGGTCTCAGAGAGCACCAAGCCATCCTCCCCAAGATCGTTGCGATACTGCCAAGACCCGATCTGAGTGACCGTGGAATCCTGCCCCACGGTGGGGCGAAAGGGGGCGTTGCGGAGGTAGCCCATGAGGCTCCCACATTGCACCGTGATTTGGTTGGCCGCACCGCGTGAGGTCTCTACCCCCACCCGCGTGACCACCCCCCGGAAGATCACCTCTTCCTCCGCCTCACTTGTGGCCGTGACCTCCGCCGTGGAGACCACCAGCGGGAGCATCTCCACGCTCCCGGTGGATAGGAAGAGGTCATAGACCACCATGCCCACCGCCTCCTCTCCCGCAAGAATCATGGGGATGGGGATCAAGGGTGAGCCCCAAATGCGGGAGCAAGCCACCTCGGTGGCGCTGTTGACCGCGATCACCTCAAAGGCGATTGTGCCAATGCGGATCAATTGGTTGGGAAACATGGAGGAGGTGTCAGAGACCGTGAAGATCACATTGTAGTCGGCATCGATGTAGCTGGTAGTGACCACGGGGGCACCGTTGCTATCCACCACGGGCACCTTGCGGCGATCTAGCAGCGCGGAGCGGGTCTCCGCCGTGGAGACCACCGAGAAGCTGGTGGAGGGGTCGCTCCCCATGCTCTCAAAGAAGCCGATCTCAGAGGAGAACTGATCTCCCAAGTCGGAGACCACCCCCGCCAAGGTGGCCGCGGGGTCAAGATAGGGGAGGGTGCCCCGTGAGGTGAAGACCATTTGGGCATTGGTGAGCAAGGAGCCCAAGCCCTTGATGCGGATCAAGATAATGCGATCGCTCATTGGGTCGCCCGAAAGAAGATGCCGCTGCTATTCCATAGGCGGGGCTCATCCAAGGCCGCCACCATATCCACCGCCTTGCCCTGCTGAGCTACCGATGGCATCCTTGCGGGCTGGTAGTAGCCCGGAGTGGTGCCCTCCGCCGTGGCGGCCTCACGGTAGAGGCGGAAGAGCGCCCCACCAGCCGCGGCCTCCACCATCCCCTCCAAGGTGTTGTTAGGATCGGCCACATTCCGCCCCGCCGCCGTGGCATAGATTTGGGTGGCCGCGAAGAAGCGGGCCACATTGGCCGCGTAGAAGGCCGAGCTCATGAGCTCAAGGTCAACGATCTGGCCCCAATTGACCACATCGGTGGCCAGCCCGCTCATCTCATTGGAGCTGGCCGCCGCCCGTTGCGTGAGGTAGCGCCTCACATCCCCGGCCACCCCGTTGGGCATCCACACCCCGCCAACATTGTAGGGGGTTAGGTTTTGTTGCAGCGTGTTCAAGGTCTCCACTTGGTTGGAGTAGCCCAACCGGGCTGCCATCTCCACCGAGCCAAAGTCAACGGTGACCGGGTTGCCCGTGGCCAAGATTGAGGCCTTGAGAGGGCCAAGAGCGGGGGCCGTGCCATTGCTATACACATAGAAGCCCGAGAGGGGGTTGCCCGTGGTGATGGCCGTGTTGGCCGCTTCCACAAAGTTGCCCACAATGGAGCCCACTACCGCGCCCACATCCACGCTTGCCGCCCCGGTGGAGGTGTTGCTCACTCCGAAGCCGTAGCCCGTCACATCGTCCACATTGTAGGGAACGCTCAGATAGGTGACCGTGACCCCCGTGAGGGTGATGGGCCATGTGACTAGGGGGAAGTTGGCCATGGTAGAGGTCTCCTAGATCAAGCCCCGCCGCTGGGCTCCCTGTTGCATCTCCGCAAAGCGGCGGGCAACACTCTCCCCATCGGCAAAGGCCGCGTCAACGCGCAAGTTATAGCTGGTGTTGGTGGTGCCCCCGCCGCCCGTGTTGGCCGCCGCCGGCGCGGTGGTCTTGGTCTTCTCCGATGGGGCCAGCTTGGCCGCTATGCCATAGGCAAGGGTGCCCACCACCGAGAAGCCCGCGGCCTCCGCAAAGTTACCAGCCGCCGCCGCAAGGCCGCTCTTGACCATGGCCATATCTCCAAGGCCTTGGATCACCGCCGCCGTGGCCCGTTGCGCCGCGGTCTTGCTCTTCTCCTTGTCTTGGAGGTCAACGGCTAGCATCTTGGCGCTGCTGTTGACCGTGAGGGTGTAGAGGTCACCCTTGAGCTTGGCCCATGAGGCCGCCTCCTCCGCCGCCGCTTGCTCTCTCAGAGCCTTCTTGCGATTGAGCTCATCCACCTCGAATTGGTAGGCCGCCGCGCTCCGGGCCGCAACGATCTCATCATCCGCTTGCAATCTCTTGGCCTTCTCATCCGCTAAGCGGTTCATGCTCTCAGATTCTTGGGTCTCCTTGGCCGCCAAGGCCGCCGCGTTGTCAGCCAGCATGGTGTCAAGCTTGCTCCGGGTGGTGGTGATCACGCTGGTGGTGCTCTCCCCATAGGCCACCTCACTTGCTTGGATGGCCGCCACCGATTCCGCCGTGAGCTCTTGAAGCGCCCCCCCATACATCCGGGCAAAGGCGATCGGATCCTCCGCACCAGCGGGCTTGGCGGGGGCGGCGGAAACAGTGCGGGTCTTGGGGGGATTCATGATCAAAAACTGCAACTCGGCAGCCTTTTGGACATACTCCTCCCGCTTGGTGAGGAGGATCGCCTCTTGTGCCAATTCAGCCGCGCTGGCCACATTCATTGACCGATAGGCATTATCTCGGGCGGCATTGGTGGTGAGCCGCAATTGAGCTTGAAAGCTTTGGTCAGCTTGTAGCAGCTCACGGGCACGCTCCTCATAGGATAGCATGGCCACGCGCCGTGAGGAGTCCGGGCTCTTCACATCTTGCATGGCTTGAAGCATATAGCCACCAAGGCCCGCTTTGATCTCAGCCTCTACCGCTTGAGCCGCCGCAAGATCCGCCGCCGCATTTGCGCGAAACTCCCGCGCCTCCCTGTTGTTTGCAATTGCATTGTCAAGCTTTTGCAGGGTGGTGTCATACTCAAGAGCGGCGCTTTGCTGCTTGCTCATGAATACATCACCAAGCGAGACTAGCAGCGCGTCAACCGATTCTTTCTCCTCATTGGTTGCTCGAGTGATCGCGTTGATGGCTTCCGCATATTGGTTATCAATCTCAAGCCCGCGGGCTCTCTCAGTGGTCACCGCCGATGAGGCGCGGCTGATATCCCACAAGGTGGAGGCCACCAGCCGCAATGGGCTCAAGATGGCATCCATAACGATCTTCACGCCGTCAAAAATGCTCTTTAGACGGGCACCCATCTCCTCCATGGAGCCGCCGCCTAGCACGGCCTCCGCAAAGGCTCCTTTGACCGCAAAGAGGCTCTTCTCGGTCTCATCCCAAACCTTCTGGCCCTCATCCCCGTAGCTCTTGAAGAGGTTCTCCGAGGAATCCAAGAAGGCCTCCACCCCCGCCTTGGCAATGCCCATGGCCGCGCCCACCCCCGCGATCGCCTTGATGGCTCCGGGGCCGCCGAGCTTCTGGGCTAGGGCTCCCGCGGCCTTGTCAGCATCATCCGCCACCTCCTTGAGTTGGTCAGAGAGCTTCTTGGCCTCTACCTTGACGGTGCCCGCACTCTTGCCCGCATCCTTGAACGCACCTTGGAGCCCGGTGCTATCTCCGCCAATTGTGACAACCGTATCAGCCATGACCCTTGCCTCCAATGCGGAGCCCTTCCGTCATGGCGGAGAGGCGCTCCATGGTCTTGCGCTTGCGCTCATCATAGGCCTTGACCCCTTCTCTGAGCTCAGCCGAGACGAACTCCGCCAAGTCAAGGGAGGCCGTGCCAACCTCCGCCAAGGCCACCGCGGGGCTACCGCGATCGATCCATCGGGCCATGCGGTGCGCCTCCCAAAACCCCGCGGGCGGGGTGGTCAGCACGGGGCAAGTGGTGGGGTTGGGTGGCATGGTCTCAAAGCCTAGGTCTTGGGTGTAGCCCTCGGTGCAACCCCGCTGGTGGCGCACCTCATCCGGGCACTCCCAACAGCGGAAGCCGTGGGAGGTGGTCAGCCGTGCATAGTCGCGCCACTCTACACGGCGGAAGTTTTTGGGTAGCCCACCGATGCCACCGCCGTGGCCACCTTGGAGAGGTCTTCCCAATGGAGGCGGAGCACCCACTCCCGCCGCTCCGCCGTGTTGCCCTCTCCGGGGAAGGCGGGGCTCCAATCCTCTGAGCTGGTGATGCAAGCCGTGAGGAGGCCAGCATGGGTCTCCATGAGCGCCTCAAAGCCCGCGGCCTCATCCGTCTCCATGAGTGCCCGGGAGCGATTGATCGCCCCAAGGTAGCGTGCCCCCTCAAGGGCGTTGGGCTCCCGCACGCAAAGGCGGGCCGTGCCCCGCTTGCTCTCCACCGTGATCCAATGTTTCTCCACAAACTCGATTGCCATGTTGCCTTCCTTCCCTTGAACCGCCCTAGATGGGCCTAGATCGTCGCATTGAAGATAATGGTGGCCGGGCTCGGAGTGGTGGCATCGGGGATGGCACCAAACTTGAGGGTGAGGGAGCGGTGCCCATCGGTCTCTCCCACCGTGGGCCACGCGATCACTTGCGGGTTGGTGAGGGAGAAGGTGATGGTGTCACCCGCGGCCACCGTGACCACCAGCGTGAGAGCCGAGCCGAAGACCTCATTGCTTGAGGCCTTAGTCCAATCGGGCTGGGCTTGGGTGGCCGAAGCGCCTTCCGGGAGGTCAGCCACATCCACCTCAAGGGAGGGATAGGTGGCCAGCGTGGGGAGCCCGATGCCAAAGCCGTTGGCCTCTCTGCTATCGCCCACATCCGCCAAGGCAAAGCCCGGGTCGAAAGTCCACTTGGTGAGGGCCGTGACCCCTGCAAAGTAGCCCGTGAGGGTGAGGGCGCAATTGAGCGCCACGATCGGGGGTTGCGCCGCGGGATAGGTAGGGGCGGGGATCGCGCTGGTGGTGTTGTATGCATCCGGGTCAAGCCACTTGCCCTTCACCGTCCAATCAATCATCACCCGCTGGCCATACTCAGCCGAGAACTTGGGGATCGCCACGCAATCGAAGGCCGCATAGCGTTTGCCCGAGCTCTCCACATAGTAGATTGTGAAGGGTTGCACCGCATAGGCGGGGGAGCGGGCGGGGGTGCCGCTTGCCCATGTGGTGGTGGCAAAGGCCGCTTGAGCCGCGAGCGTGAAGTCGGGCGAGGTGCCCGAAATGGAGAAGGGCGTAGCCCGGAAGAGCGCCGCAAGTTGGGTGTTGAGCATGGCGGGCACCGTGCCGCCCGCCGTGGCAGCATCCCAAAACAGCTCAGTTTGAAAGGTGATATCCCACCCGCGTGAGCCCGTGACCGCCGCTTGACCACCACCAAAGGGGGTCATGGTGTCAGTGCGCTCAATGATGCCCGCACCGCGGGGGCTAAACTTGGGAGCCCCCACCATGCGGATGGCATCTCCCGCCACAAAGGAGCCCACCGCAATGGCGGTGCCCACCGAGGCTTGGGTCTGAACATAGACCGCACTTGTGTTGCTTGCGATAACGGTTGAAGCCATGGATCACCTTGCGAGAGAGCGCCGTTGGGAGACTTGGATAGTAGCCCGCACGGTCTGTTGAATCAAAGAAGATCCCACATCATCCACCCCCACCACAAAGTCAGAGGGGGAGACCCCCGCCGCGGGTGAGGCATTGAAGATCCCCGTGGGGGTAAAGCCCGGAGTGCCCACATTGCGGGCATCATAGTTGGGGAAGCCGTAGACCGGGCTGGTGAGAATCA